TGGAAGTCGATCAGTTGCTGCTGTAAGGTCAAAGCAAGAGAATTTGTCCGGACTGTTAACCTTTAGAAGAATATCTAAAGGAGCTGTCTGATTGAACGTCCCATCTTGTGGGATAGTTTCCAGGAATCTAAAAATAGAATCATGGAGAGGTTTCAAACAAAGTTGAATCCACCAATTAGTTATAGCAACAATTCGGGCTTTCCCGGCTTGATCATAAACAACAGATAACCGACCGATAGGATTTCTCGGTTGGATCCCGATTACATACGAAACAAGATATATTGGTCCTATCAAGAACCATATGCTTGCAAGTGAGGCGAGATAAAGGTAAGCTCTTTGAGCAACCAATACTCGCACAATACTAAACGCAACCTGAGGGAAAAGGAGTAATGCAATAGCATCAACACCAGATCCCCAAGTAGCTCGTTTGGAAATCGGACCAGCAGATTCAGAAATGAATCCACTAATTTTACCAAAACCAATCTTCGAATGTCCCGCAAATCTTCTCACTACTCCTTTGCAAGCAAAGGTACGGACTAAACCATTAAAAGGTTCTATTATAGAATCTAATGAAGGTTTAACCTTAGTAGGAAAAGTTCGGAATATCGATAAACAGGTTAGAACTAATCTAGTGACTAATGCCTTCTCAACCGACGTTCCTAAAAGGATACGTAAGTTGTAAGGTATCATCACAGGTAGCCCATGGCGGTTCACCCGGACTCTTACACCATTTGTGTAAACAGTTTCAGGAGAACCAGCTAAGAAACGAACAACAAGACGCAAACACTCCTTTAAATAAAGGAATGTAAAATTAAAGCCATTGGCTTTAATAAGCTCTTGAATGTTGTCTCGAAGCTTGCAAACATCTTGACTATAGTTTTGAGCTCTCATTAACCAGATGGTATATTTCATGAATCGACCAACTTCTCTCGAAGTGATCCATTCTGAAGTACCTTTACTAGTTGCAAAAAATATGTTATTTTTCATAGCGTATTTTATTGTGACAGTAAATCTATCTGTCCTAGATATCTTAACTGATACAGGGAGCTAGCCTATACCTCGTAAAAGAGTTGCAACACTCTGATTATCTGGTGTCAGTAGATTAGTGGTATTACCACTATAGCTGATCCGTCCTAAAAGGACCTGCTTGATCGTATGATTTAACATACCGAAGGCGTGGGTTGGGGTTCACAGCGAAGTCTAACGACCACAATTGTCAGTTGTGGGGTCTGAAACTACTATGCCTTTCGGC